TGGTGGTGCTGGGCAAGTACGAATTTTTACGCAATCACTTACGGCAGGAACTCCATATACGGTGACCATTGGATCATCTGGCGCATCCGCGACGGCAGGTGGAAATAGCACGTTTGATGCAACAACCGTCACAGGCGGAAGCGCAGGCAGTAATGGGGGCACTCCTGGCGCTGGCGGCGGCGGAAATCAAGGAGGATCTTCATCAGGTGGATCAGGAGGGAGCGGCGCTAGCAGTGGCACATCAACGCGCTGCGCAATTTCCGGCGCGGGCGCTGCTGGTGGCGCAGGCGCAGCCGCCGCTGCAGGTGGTGGTGGTGGTGGTGCTGGTGGTCATTCTATTTTTGGTGCCGGTGGTGCCGGTGGTACAGGCGGTTCAAGCAACAACGTATCTGGCGGCGTTGGATCAGCGGCCTCCGCATCATCCTATTGCGCAGGCGGTGGCGGCGCTGGAGGTGGAGGATCAGACGGCGGAACCGGTGGTAATTCTGGCGGCGCAGGCGGCGGCGGTATTTGTATCGTGATTTGGTAACAGAAAACCAAGCCGGCGGGTCACCCCACCGGCCCCCAGCTCGACGGCAATCGAGCCGGTCACCATCAACCCCTATCTTCGAAATAGGAATCAATGGCTACACAGGACTGTAGAGCACAGAGGACGGAACCCCAAGGTACGAACGTGCCGAAAGGCGGTTTTCCCCGGAGAAACAATACTGTATGGGCGGAAGAATGAACGAGAACATCCCCAAAGACCCGTCATCCTATTCGTGGCTGGCTTACGCGTGGGTTATAGGGCTATCCATCTGGGGCGGTTTTGTGAGCTACCTGAGAAAGGTCAACACCGGGAAATTGCACAAATGGTCGATAACCGAACTCGTCGGCGAGATCGTCACCAGCGCCTTGATGGGGGTTATCACATTCTGGATATGCGAATGGGCGACTGTCCCGCCTTTGCTGAGTGCCGCATTCATCGCCGTATCCGGACACATGGGGAGCAGGGGGCTTTTCCTGCTTGAGAACTATATGCGTAAGCGCCTCGAAGCGTTGAGTTAATGGAACTCTCTCAGCTAAAACTGATTATGCCGAAAGCACCGGATGACTTGGCGAATGCCATCATCGATGCGATGCCGAGATGGGATATCTCTACACAGAAAAGGCAATCAGCATTCTTAGCCCAGCTCGCCCATGAATCGATCGAGCTAACCCATACAGAGGAAAACCTTAACTACTCGGCTAATGCTCTCATGAAAACATGGCCGAGATTATTTCCGACCATGGATGCCGCGGCTCCATTCGAGAGGCAGCCGCAAAAGATCGCCAACTACGTCTATGCAAATCGCATGGGGAACGGTGGGCCAGAAACAGGCGATGGCTGGATGTATCGAGGGAGGGGGCCGATTCAGTTAACCGGCCGAGCAAACTATAGGGCTTGCGGAACCGCGATAGGACAAGACTTAGAGAGCTTCCCTGAGATCCTTGGGAGACCTTATATAGGTGCCGAAGTTTCATGCTGGTACTGGTACAGCCGAGCCTTGAACGACAAGGCCGATAACGATGATTTCATCGGAATCACCAAATCAATCAATGGCGGGCTGAATGGGTACGACGATAGGTATAAGTATTTCGAGAAGGCGAAGGCTGTTTTAGGAACATAAGGAGAATAACATGCAGGCAATCATCGGTTGGTTAGTAGGAAAGCTTTTCGGAAGTTCACCTGCTGCGGCAGTTTCGAACGGGGTCGTCAACATCACCGCCATGCTGGCCGGATTGGCCCCGGTTGCCATCTGGCTCATGAAATACGACGACACGGCAGCCGTTATCTTCAAGCTTCCGCCATGGTTCGAGGTTCAATTCACCTGGGGCCAGTTCGCGTTTGTGTTCGTGCTGATCCTGGCTGTTCTGAAGATCGCGCATTGGGCGGATTCTCCGGTGCAGAAAGCATGAGAGCGCTGCTAATTTTCGTTCTAGCATTCTCCGTCAATACCATTGCCGCGCCGCCTGATTCACGTTACTGCGGACCGCCGAAGCGCGATGCCGACGGCACGATCCACCGAAGCCAAAGTGTACTAGACGCATTCCAGAGAGTTAATCCGTGCCCATCGACCAAATCGACTACTGGTCAATGCCCAGGTTGGATCAAGGATCACGTCCATCCTCTCGCGTCCTGTGGGTGCGATAGCGTAGAAAATTTACAATGGCTCCCGGTGGAGATGTGGAAAGCTAAGTCGCTTTGGGAGCGGAAGGTGTATAGCTGTAAGGCATGACGGTTTGTATTAAGGAGTAGGGAGGTTAGTCTGTGGGTGTCGAGCCTGGGCTCGACTCACACCAGCGGGTCAGAATCGTCACCACCATCCAGTACCGGCTGGGAAGACTTAAGGACCGAAACAAGCGCAGGCCAGTACCCATCCGGCACTTCGTTTCGCCGCTCCTGTAGTGTCGGCCCTTCGTCTTTGCGCCTATTTCGGCACATAAAGCACGAGCACGGTTTCGGCGTATTCACCAAAATGCCGAGCCGTCTCTCGTCCTTCACTACGCAGCCCCAATAATTCCGTCGCTTCTTCTTCAGGCGTTCTCGGTGATGTCGTTTTTCCTCTATGCTCATTCAAAACCTCCGCCTTGAAGACATTATTAGTTCCACCAATTAAAGCGCATCGTACCGAGTCATATACAGCTTTCCTTTATAGGCGTACCACACAGCCGTGAAAGGGCCAGATCGTTCCACGAGTTTTCTGCCGAACAGACGTAGCTTTAGCATGAACCAGAAGCTTGGGTTGAAAGTCGATACGCTCGGCCATCCGAAATATTCTTCGTGCATTTTCAAAACCTCACATCCATCATACCCCCAACCGACGCCTTCACCGGCAATATGTAATTATCCTCCGGCGAAGCCTTCTGCCCAAACGTATAGTAATTCAAAGACATCGAAACCGTTCGTTTCTGATTGCTGCCGCCGATACGGTAAAATGTATTGGCGTCAAAACGATCACGTTTCACTGACACCGTAACAGTATTAGAGCCATATGGCGTACCGTCACTGTAATACCCGGTAGGCATATTCTCCATTCTCAGATCCCAGTTAGCTTTCGTTGCGATCAAGCCGACCTCGCCGAAGAAGCGAATCCCCAGGGCGTTGAATCCAGGTTGCGCCGATAGATACCAGCCTTTTAGGTGTGTCCGGCTTATAAACCGGGACGTCACCGTGCGCATAGGATTAGAATCGTCGGATAATCCAATAGCGTCGATCTCATGCTTACCGAAGTCGATGTAGCCAATGCGCCAATCGACGTTATATATGATGGGGCCAGCGAGCCCAGCGCTCCATGTGAATTTAGGCTGCGTCTCGGTATACGGATAGCGTTCGTCGTACCAGCACATGTTTCCGGTTTTGACGTACTCGGATTTGCCTAGACCGAGCTCGAGGGAGACCGACGCGAAAGCGGGAGCGCAGAGAAATATAAAGAGCGCAGCCGCAACCCGTGCCACACTGCTGCCACACTCAGAAAGGAATACGTTAGTTTTTTGAGGAACACTGTTACCTTTTAGTGTGGTAACTGTGGCAGAAGAAGGAGAGGAAAAACGAACGTAACTTACTGATTTAACTGGTGGGCGATGCAGGGTTCGAACCTGCGACCCCTGCCGTGTGAAGGTAAGGCAATATAAATCAACACTGTTAAATATTGAGGTTTTTTCATCTCCTGCCACAATCTCGCCACAATGGCGACGATCAGAAAGCGTGGTGATGTGTGGGAGGTGATGATCCGGCTCAAGGGGCACGACCCTATCTATGCCTCGTTTACGAAGAAGACGCTTGCCGACGACTGGGCCGTTGCCAAAGAGGCCGAGATTAAAGACGGACGCTATCGAGACAGCAGAGCCGCGTCCAAAGCACTTCTTGTTGATCTTATCGAGAAATATCAAAACCAAGTCCTCCCAATTAAAGAAGCATCATCACACGTCCCGAACAAGGCGAGATTAGGAACCATCCGCCGGTTCTGTGAGCCGAAGAACCTAACCCTCGGGAACCTCACCATCGACCACGTTTTAGAGTACGTTGACGAAAGACTAAAAAAGGTGTCGTCAGACGCTATCCGCAGGGAGCTACAAATCTGGTCTGATGTGATCGACTCCGCGTCGAGCCTGTGGGGCCTGCACATCGTGGCGAACCCCGTATTCAACGCCAAGCGCGTTTTAAAGAAGTTAAGAAAGCTAAAGCCAGGGAACCAGCGCAAGCGCCGACTTTTGCCGGGGGAATACGAAAAGATCAGGGACGCCAAACGCGACAAGTTCACGCTCATTAATGAGGTGGCCCTATTCGCCATCGAAACGGCCATGAGAGAAGGGGAGATCGCCGCAGCAAGACGTGAATACGTCGATCTTGAGAAAAGGCTTATCTTCGTCCCTAAAAGCAAAATGGACTGGCTGACAGGGAATAAAGGGAAGGTCGTTCCTTTGTCTCCGACCGCCATCGGTATTATCAAGTCGCTACCGGTGAGCTTCCTTGATGGGAGCCTGTTCGGCATGAAATCGGCGTCGATCAAGCGGGCTTTCAGTAGGCTGTGTAAGAAGCAGGGGCTAAAGGATCTTCGGTTCCACGATCTCTGCCACGAAGCCACTAGCCGGCTATTCGAGGCTGGATTTACCATCGCGGAAGTGTCGGCCATCACCGGGAAGAAGGACTGGCGGACTTTGGCGCGCTATACCCATCCTGACCCGGAGAAGTTAGCCCAGCGGATGCGTTAATGTATTCGGCCACCACCCGGTAGTCTGCGTACCTGGGCGCTCGACGACCTTTCTTTATCTTGAACGTCGGTATGGCGAACTTGTTTTTGCAGATGTCCTTTCGGATATTCTGCGCCGATGTTTTGAGGACTTGCCCAAGCTCTTCCAGCGTGAGCCGTGGTCCGTACTTTTCTAAAAGGAAGTCGCTAACGTCTTTCATGGTTCACCTATATGCCAACCTGACTCCAGGCTTAAAAATGTCTAGCGGACCACCTTTCCCGTACCTGTCGTACACAATTACGCCCATCGTCCATGAGCAGTAGTCCAGAGCAAAGGCGATGTGATAAAGGGCGCATACCTTCTTGTCCGAAAGATGGTGCGTGTCTTCCACCTCGTACCAAATAACCGTCCGCTCTTCTTCGTTTATTAGCCAAGCATCCGGCACCGGCCAAAGAAATTTCTTCAGATACTCCACGTCATCTTCGATGACATGCTCTTTGTCTCTGGAGAAAGCCGTGATAAGCGCCTTGTTGAATCCTTTACGCTGAATCCTGCTGTCCTTCTCCATCAGGATTTCGACTATATGTTGAGATCTAGTCTTGCTCACTTACCTAACCCCCACCCGTATGCCTAAACAATTTTCCTTCAGGCCCACACGGCCCTACATTGCTTCTGCAAAATTCAGTACTGAGAAGCCCTGTGTGTTTAAAATCTGGAACACGGCACAAGGACATATAACGGCCGAACCATTCACAGGTTTCGCATTTAATGGTCGTGTGTTCAGTGTCTGTCGCGATCACTTACCTCACCCTCCACCCGTATGCTCACCACAATCCGAGCAAACGAATATTCGTTTACTGAAAATCCAGAATTTCACGACAACATACCAACCGTTTTTGTGCTTGCATGGCTCTGAGTAGGTAACGGTTGCCATGCAATCAGTCCAGCCGCAGTTGACATAGCAATCGCTGTGGTTGTTCATCCCATCTCTCCGTTTCATGCGCGGTCTAGCGCGACACAAAAACCATTTCTTCTTCCGGTAACCACTCGCCATTCTTTTTCGGCGGTGCGGCCAAAACGAAAGAATGACCTATCATGTGATTTCGCCAGTCCTCTAAACCAACAGCATCGCCGCAAAGAATGCAGAAGTCGCATAACCCAACGTTGCTATAACTTTTCGAGACTTCCGAATCGCTCACGCCTTATCCTCCACCTTCGGCCTGCAATAAGCATATTGCAGCGATGACGACCGCTTAACCTCTGCCACCGCCAATAGGCATTGTTTTCCGGACGTGAATACGACTCTTTCAATGTGCCCGCATATTCCTAGCCAAATTCCGAAACAGGCGACCATTTCGAACATGTTATTCCTCCACCTTCGGCGCAGCGGGGAAAATCGGCCCCATACGAACGCCATCTACAAGAGTAGATTGCGCGAACCAAGCGTTATATTCTGCGTCGGTCATTGATTCAGGTAATTGGTCTTCGTACATAAAGTTCGCCGTCACTGGCGCAGATGCGGAAGCGGCACAGTACTTATCGACGTAATCAATAAGCTCTTGGTAGGCCGTAGCGGTTTTCTCTGGATCGTATATTGGCGCGTGCCTGTACTGTTGGCAGACGTTATAGAACTCTTCCGACTCAATCGTTCTTTCCGCCACCGCCGCAGGCTTCGCGTCGAGCTTGGCGAGTAGTGCGTTTTGAAGCGCCTCTATCTCGTCACGATCAAGAAGCTCTGGATCGGGGTACATGCAAATCCTTCGCAATTCATCATCGCTAAGTTCGGTCATCTCACGTTCCTTGGTTTAGTAGAGAGCGAAGTATCGAAAGCTGATGCCTGGCAGCCGAGTCGGCTGCATAACCGGCTTGATCAAGCATCTTGTCGATGCTGTCACATATCTTTAAGTGCGTCTCCGCATCGCTTGGCTGAGCGGCGGGAGTGCTTGCGCGGCCACGGGCTTCCCAGGCGGCGAGCCATGAGTTCTTAACGGATGCGCCTATGTTGTTGCACGCCCATTGATACCAGACATCAAACGCCTCCAGCGCTTCTTGCTTCTCTTGTTCGGTTATCCGTATGGTTTCCATTCAATCTCCGATGCAGAAACTACTTTCCCGCCGTGTGAGTCGCCGTTGTACGATCCCATACGCAAAAGTTCGTAGCCTTTTTCATATGTCACGTATCCAAACGACCATGGCCCAGGCACGTCGCACTTGAATCGCCAATAAACCATTGTGCCGCTTTGTGGTCTCATCCCTCACCCCGCCTTATCAGTTTGTGGTTGGGTGGATGATTTCCACCCTATCTGCGATTGGCGATATTTCTCAGCGTCGGCCTGCGCTTGTGCTAATTGCGTGCGCGCCTCCTCCAGCTCCTTTGTCTTGGTGGATAGCTCTGCCAGTGTCTCTGCGAAATATTTTTCAGCCCGCTCCAATTGGGCGCGGAGGGCGTCGAACTGATCCTGCAATTCCTCCATTCCTAGCGCGCGTTGTTCTGCTTCTAATAGCTGTTCTTGTAGCTCAGCATTCTGCTGGTGGAGGGCGGTGAGTTCACGTTCGAGTTGGCCTGCGGCTCCAACCACTTTCCATATGACATCAAGAGCGGAATCACTCCACTCGCTTTCTATGTTGTCACGTATTTCTCTTGCTAAGGTATCCGTTCTCGGCGTCTGCGGCTCCCCCGCACAGGAAGTGTTAGGGGAGGATGGCGGCTGTGCTGGTGTTGGGGTGTTGGTCATGGCTTTTTGCCAATGTTGAGTGCGTTCCAGTGTTCGGCGCTAACAACAATTGATGGGCGGTCTCTGATTGCTCGGATACGCGATAGCCGTTCAACGTAAGGCTGCGCCGCTCTCAAGTAATCAGCTTTCAGCATTTCCAAAAGCTCTATCAAATGCTGCTCTTCGTCTTTCGCTTCGCTCACGGCTTCCTCCCTTCGGCTGGTGGCAGGACAGACTTTAGAAAGTCACGTACCGCTAAGGCGTATTTGCGCTGGCAGCTTTGGCAGCATTCGTCGAATTTAATCTCTGCTCTTTGAAAACCGTATCCAAGTTCGCCGAGTGGATTTTGCGAAGCGCAATATGAGCCTATGAATAAGTGCGAGGCGTGATCTTCCCAGGAGTTTTCTGTTACTTCAGCCTTACACAGATCGCACGTAAATTCGTTCCTCACTTCTTTTCCCCTTCGGCTGGTTGAGTGGGGTGGATGGCTTCGCTGGCTAATTCTTGTTTAGAAATTCTCGCGAATTCGTAACCTTCCATAAAAAGATCATGCAGCCCAACATAATCACCCTCTTCGTTTTCATCGAGATTGATGAGAAACATTGGGATTCCTGAAGCATGGTGAAGAACGATCTTTCCGGAAATGAAGTCGATGTCGTGCCCGTTATGGTCTTGCTTGCCGCAGCGCATATAATCACCGACGCGCAATTGGTCGTCGTCTCCCACATTCCAGTCGTAATACTCGAACTTAGAGAGATACCATGCGACACAAGCTTCCTCGTCAGGAGCCTTCCGCAACCGCACTTTGCTCTCACTCACCGTTCCGTTCTCCCCGCGCTTAGCGCAGTTGTTCAGGCTACTTATAACCACGCCTCAGCATGTCCGGTGAAAGGCCACCTTCCCATGTTGGCTGATCGCCGCGCCGCAAAATTGCACAGGCGGATTCAAATGATTCTTGAATAGCATGATTGTCTACGTAGACCACAGTTTTGCGGCCCCAGAAATATTCCTCAACCTTTTTACCGTTTATAATTTCTCGTCTTTCTGGCGTCATCTTCTCTCCTCTATCCCCATAACCAGCGATATACCCGCAACTCATCTTGCCGCCCGGTGCGGTGGGCTAATGCGCCGCCCTCAACACGGCGGAATTGCCCGGCGCAATTCGTTAACATCTATGCAGCAGCAGAAAATTGCATAGAACGTATCTTTTCAACCGTCGCCTGCAATTCATCGTTGAACGCATCGACGGCATCGGAAAGCTTTTTGATGTATTCCTCGTCTCGATATGCTCGCTTGATGAATGGCGGCAACTTTGGCCAATACACCATCAAGTCGATCCATTCGCGTTCCGCGACCCATAGCGCGCCTTGGCATTGCGCTTTATGCTCTGGCGGAAATTCTCCTTTAAGGGCGATATCTATCTGGATATGGGGTAGGGCGGTTTTGATCTCCAGCATCCCGTTAGCTCTAATCAGAGAATCAGGGCTGCATCCCTTCGGTCCGTTCTTTATGAAACCGACGCGTGTTAGTTCTGCTGTTTCGTTAAGGAATGCATAGAGACAACGGGCCTCGTCTTCCATCACCTTTCCGCGCTCGGTATGAGCATTGGAGAAGGATTCCATGGGCTCGCCGGTAATGATTTCGCCCGCTAGCTTTAGCATGTACGTTCTGCGCGTTTTACTCTCGCCGCCGCCTCGGCCTGATGCCATGACCGTAGAAAATTCTGATGCGGTCGGCATACCCGCGCGCACCTTGAACCACTCTGGCGTTCCCTGTTCGCAGTTTACGATTTCAATCATTGTTTTTGCTTCCGCTTGCTGTTGAGCAAATCGACGGCCTGCTTATGCATGTTTGCCGGGATGTCGGAAAGTTTTTCTATCTGAACCTTCCCGGACTTCGACAGATAACGAATGAACGCCGAGCGCTGAGATTCGATCTCAGCGGCTGGGTAAATCTCATCGAACATGCATTGAAGGTCGGCGGCCTGAGATTCACTGATTCTCTCGATAGTCTCAGTGCCTTTCCCGTCGTCATCCGCTTCTTGCGCGGCAAGGCCGGTAGCGGCTAGCAGGGTGTAGCGCTGCAAGTAGGTGACGGTCGATCCAATCGCCTGAATGTTGTTCTTTCCGCCTGAGTCATCGGCACCTGCCATGAGTGAAGTAGATTCGCTGTGGCCCATCACATGGGTAAGCACGCACGTCACTTTGATGCGTCCGCCTTCCACCTGCTCGATATTCCAACGGTGCGATAGGCCATGGCCCCCTAGCGCCTGCGCGATGGATTCAACGACATGACCGATGGTGGCGTGATCGTATTCGGTGACGCCTTTCTGAGTCGTGAACTTTACGTGCTTGTCCTTCACGATCTCAGGCGGGTTGGCCTTAAACGCGCTCATTGCCGCTACCCAGGCTTTGCGAGCTTCGTTTGCCTCCCAACGTGCCTGTAGGTCCATCAGCTTTTCAAGCTTCTGCAAGTCCGCCCCTTGCTGAACCGCAATAGCTAGGAGTTGTGCCGGGGTAGTAGATACCGGAGCCGCTGGCGCTACGGATTGCGTTTTCACTTCTACGATTTCTTGTGCTGCGCTCATGTTTGTTTCCTTAGTAGGAAATAGAAACTGCAGGTATGCTTGCTTTTGCGATCAGCGTTACGGCCAATTTCGCCGCTTCCTCGCTCATTCCGCCAGCCACAAAAGCCGAGACGGCAGCATTGTTAATTTTTGCCCGATGCTTCTTGTCGGCCTCACGCTTTGCGGCCGCTTCCGCTTCCTTGCGCTTGGCTTCTTCTTGCTCGCGGAGCAAACGTTCTTCCGCTTCTTTGGCGGCACGTTCTGCACGCTGTTGAGCCTCAACCTTTTCCCGCTCGGCGCGCTCGGCGGCAAGCTTTAGTTCAAGCTCGCGGCGTTCTGCCGCTTCACGCTCTGCCTTTGCGGCGGCCTCGGTTCGCTCACGTTCAGCCCTGGCGCGAGCCTCCGCGTCAGCAAGTGCTTTCTGTTCCGCTTCTCGGCGTATTTGTTCCTCCCGGTCTTTACGGGCGCGCTCCTCGGCTTCTTTACGGAGGCGCTCTAACTCGGCCTGTTCCTCGTCATACTTTGCGCGCTTTCCAATAGCATCTCGAATCTGCGACAACGTTTTGTCTTTTGCTTCTGCGGCTCTCGGCAAGAACTCCTGCCAATAATCTTGCGTCAGAGTGATGGCATTAATTTCTGCAAGTCTGTCGCGAATAGCGTCTAGCGGGATACTCATCCAGTTAGATGATGTATATTCTCCGGCGGTTACGATTTCCGATAAGTTTTGCTCATGCTTGGCAATGCGGCTCTTTTCTCGTTGCTCGATCTCGTCTAACGGCACGGCATGAACGGATATCATGGAGTCGATCTTTTCGATAATCTCCTTAGCCTCTGCGTCAACCCGTCGCCCATATTCAAGGCTTGCGCGTTTCTCTTTCTCGCGCGCCTTATCAACGAGCGCCTTTGTTTGGCGCAGCTTGTAAATATGGCTGCGCGCGTCCTTGTTTCCTTTCGGGTCCTCGTAGTTAAAGACCAACTTAGAATTTGTGGCGTCAAGCTCGGCAAGCTGGGCGCGGAATTCGTTATAAACGGCAATGCCGTCACTGGCTTTTATAATTTGTGCTTCTTGTGTGCTCATATTAATTTCCTCAACGTTGATTCTTCCTCGCATCCCACAACACCAGCACCGAACAGAGTAGGGCGACTGTGATGATGTAGGTCATTGCCGCACCGCAACCCGGCCAGTAACAACGGCGCTCTTTGTCTTTCCGTTCAGAACATCACGGGCGCGCTTTGCTTCTAGCCATGTGTTGATACCGGTCATGACAACCTCGTTCGTATCGTTTTCGACTATTTCCAGGCATGGTTTGCCTGACTTATCCAGTGACGACTTTATTGAGAATTTGTGTGCGTCCATGTCATCCACCTCACGATTCATTAACCGTTTCCCACATAAAGCCATTCCATCTAATCGCCTTTCTATCGTCGCGGTGCGCTCTGGCGATCAAATATTTTCCATGGGGCAAACTTGTTAAAATGTCCCAGTGGTCATTTATTGCCTCTTCAGGCGTTATTCCGTTTCCGTAGCTGCCTACTAAAACGGAGCCGTCCTTAATCTCTACCGACTGAGATACGTACCAGTCGCCAGGCTTTCTCATTTTGAGACTGGTTTCAGCGATGGCGTTTAGCGCATAAAGTTTTTGTTGGTAGTCCATGTCATCCTCCAACCGCTAACCGTCGATCGGTCTGAGCATCCACCGCGCGCGATGCTTCAAGTTCTTCCGCGCGTTCTTCGTTAAAATTCTGAACCGCGACGTAAAGCATCTTTCGTGTGACTCGGCCTAGCTCACAGTCGTCGTGATCCTGTAGTGATCTGAATAGGAGGCTTAATTCGTCCTTACTCAGGTCGTTTAGGGTTTCGCGCATCCATTCTTGAGCGGATAGGTTCATGAACGATCCTTTGAGTCGATAAAGTAGTGCCAAACGAAACCATCGCTGTCCTGGACAGTAGATAAATATTCTCCAAGCATCTTTTCTGGAATTTCATGGCCGGTGCCGAACTGGTAAACCGTTATCTCTTTTAACGGCCATTTATCATCCACAAGGCACCACAGGACAAAAATCCCATGCTGTTCTTGTACCGATAGAGGTCTGGAATACATCGGAACCGATAGCTTTTGTTCCCCGGCAAACTTGAGTTTGTATTTGTAAATCGTTCTCATGGCTTTACCTGTGGGGCGGCGGCGAGCATGGCTATGTAGCACTGCTCTGCGTCCTCTCGCTCGCATCGTGTAGGATCGATTGCACGAATGCCGGCTTTCGTCATTTCTATCGTCGGCTCCACCGGAACAAGCTTCCACCCTTCCGGCACACTTGCACTCACTGGAATGGGTGAGTTGGATTCGATGGAGCGAATAAGTGTTTCGATGTCGTCGCGAAACTTTGTGTATAGAGGGCAGTGCTTTACTGTTTCTTTCAGCGCCTTCAGAAGTTCGTTGCGCTGGCGTTCGATACGCTCATATTCGGATGCAACAACAACCTCGCAAGTATCTATGTTTGGTTCTGAAACCTTGTATTCGCTACCAGTCCAGCGAAGCCGAAAACGTTTTGCGCTCATTTCCATCTTCTCCATACACTTTAAAAATGGGGTGATAGGGGAGGGCATGGCTATGCCGTTATTGGCGAAACATCAGGATCGGTATGAGTGGTTTCGCCAGCGCGGTTTTTGCCACACGATCCGCAGCGCATCGCAGGGATGACGCGCTGATGATAGAAAGCGTCGTCATATCCATTATCCAGCTTGGCTTCATGCCCGCAGTGCTCACAATGCATGATCGCCTTGAAATCGAAACGATGAGAGCTTGTTACTTGCTTGATTTTCATTCGCCTCTCCTATATTCCACGCATCACTTACTGGTAGGGGGTGGTTAACCTACGATCTCGAAAATTCTGTTCGCAGCTTTATGCATCGTTTCCGCTGATCCGATTAGTTCTTCACCTGAAGCGCTTGCATATAAGGCGTCAGCAGCGTCCTGCAAATCGTGCGCAACTTCTTTTAGGGCTGCGCGTTTGTCGTCTGAGATAATTCCGTTCATCGCCTCATCCTCCTGTTGTAAGTATTTCAGCGGCTTCTGCCTCGAGCTTTTCAGCAGCGCGCGTAAACTTCTTAACGCTCATTCCGCGAGCAGCTATTGCCCTGAGATCAGCGGCCGTCCTAAGCAACTTTTCTCTTTTGGATGGTTGCGGGTTGACACCGGTAATATCTTCACGAGTGCATGACTTACCAAAAATCGCCTCGGCAAGGCGCTTA